TTTGACTAAGGCAATATATCCACAACTAGATACGTTAAATGCAGATACGCAAGGTGCTTTAGTTTCTATGGTTTACAATAGAGGCAACAAATTAGAGGGAGATTCAAGAGTTGAGATGAAAGCTATTGTAGATTTAGTAGCAAAAAAAGATTACGAAGGAATTGCAGAGGAAATAGAAAAAAGCAAAAGACATTGGGAACATAAAAATCTCGATGGCTTGGTAGTTAGAAGGGAAGCGGAAGCGGATTTGATTCGTGATTCAATAGCATAACAAAAACCTAAAATATGGCAACTCAACAACCGCTTAAAACTAAGCGTAGAAGGCTCTTTTTCGACATCGAAACAAGTCCAAACATCGGTTTGTTTTGGGAAGCTGGATATAAAAAAAATATTGATTACTCAAACATTATTCAAGAACGTGCAATCATTTGTATCTGTTATAAATGGGAAGATGAAAAGGAAGTTTACTCTTTACAATGGGATTCTAAGCAGAATGATAAAGCTATGCTCCTTAAGTTTATTGAGGTGGCAAATCTGGCTACTGAAATGGTTGGACACAATGGGGACAAGTTTGATTTGGCTTGGATTAGAACAAGATGCTTGTTTCATCATATACCAATGTTTCCTAAGTATTTAACAATTGATACTCTTAAAGTAGCAAGACAAAAGTTTAGATTTAATTCTAATAGACTTAATTACATAGCCGATTTTTTAGGCTTAGGTCAAAAAATTAAGACTGAGTATTCACTTTGGAAAGACATTCTTTTGCACAAGGATAAAATTGCAATGGAGAAGATGATTAAATATTGCAAAAAAGATGTTGTTTTGCTAGAGAAAGTATTTGCAGAATTAAAGAATCATATAGAAGCTAAAACACATTACGGAGTAGTTTTTGGAGCAGATAGAGGAACTTGCCCAGAGTGTGGAAGTGATGACTTAATACGAAACAACAAGGTAGTTACTGCCACAGGATTAACTAGGATTCAATATAAATGTAATACTTGCAATAAATACCATTCAAAAACCGATAAATGATGAAAATGCCAAAAAATTGGAACAAACTTAATATTACAGAACAAGAATCTTGGTTAGTTAAGAAATATCAAGAAATGATTAGCGAAGTAGAATCAGTTAGTAAAATGTTAGCCAAATTAAGAGGTGGACAAAGGATTGTTGTAAAGGAAATTGAAAGACCAGACGAAGCCTTATTAAAGTCGTGAGAATAAAAATAATATATAAGAAACTTGGCAAAGAGAAAGTTCACGGACTTGCTTGGAGTGATGGTGATATATATTTAGACCCACGTTTAAAAGGGAAAAAACACTGCGAAATTTTGATTCACGAAGTATTACACCTATTGAACCCAACTGATAGTGAACAAGCTATTGTTAAGAAATCAATAACTTTGACTAAGATTTTGTGGGCAGAGGGTTATCGTAGAGTTGATAATTCTAATGATATGCCTTTGCAGGATGGCAGTATTTAGGTTGTTTTTTCTTGTTCATAGGTTCTCCCTGCCGAAAGGTGGGGAGTTTTGTTTATATTTGTGTTTAGATATACTAATGGTTTCGGAGGTACGTTTTTACGTTGCCTCCCTTTTTTTTGACACATATTGTTATAACATAAGTCAAGTTTAAGCTTTACTGACTTATATTTTTAGTCAAATTATAGGTTTACTTTTTACTTTGGGTATCACAATTTGTGATGTTCACGAATACGTGAAAGGTTACTTTTTGTGAACAATCATTGTACAATGTTACCAATTTGGTTACATAAGTTCCATAATAGAACATACCATAAAAGTTTGCTAATAGTAAACTTATAGCTTACATAAGTTACCTAATAAGGCAACTTTGAGCCGTAAATGAACGATAATTGGCTCATTTATGACCGATAAAAAGAAATTTAAATAATTTTTTGTTGGTATTGTAATTGTTTGTATCTTTGTTGAAACAAAACCAAAGTATATGAAAACAGTTATTAGTTACAACGACAATTTTTATCCGTACAATTTTCAGTTTATTCCGTTGGGAGGCGACAACATCTTCTTAGACTACGAAATAGATGGCACAAGATTCTTCTTAGTGAAGTTTCGCACTATTGACGTAGCAAACAATCAAATTATTTTATCAATTGTAAAACTTTAATTATGTCTAAACAACAAAACCGAAATTTCCAGGCAATTGTAATAATAATCTTTGCCTTTATTGTAACTGCAATCTTGCAAAACATTTAAACCAAAATATGAAAGTAGAAAAAAAAGAGGTAGTCTGCATCCGACTCCCTGAATCCATTAAAAAGAAAGTAGATGCCGAAGCTAAAAAGATGTATTTAGCACCAAGTAAATTAGTGTCCATAATTGTCCAAAAATATTACGAACCTAAAAACCAATAGTATGAAACTAGATTATCAAGGAAAACAATTAAAGTTACACAAAAGAGCAACTTGTTTGCTGGAACTTTTAAAGAAAGCACAAAGCGAACAAGCAAGACAAGAGGGGTTATTAGCTGAATGGAGAGCAGCTGGGCATTTTGACAATGTCAGGCTATTTACTCACGAAAATAACTATCTAATTAGGATTGCTGAATTAAACGATGTGCAAAAAAGAATCTTGCAAAGTTATTATTGGCTCATAGTAGAATTATATTCTATATCTGAGAATTTTATGTTACCTGTAAATATTATCCAATGAGTTATGTAGATAACAGTAAAGCAGAATTGCATCGTCTGATTTACATATTAGAAACCGAAAACGAGATGCTAAGGAATCAAATTATAAAACTTAAAATTGAAAAGAATGAACTACTGGACAATGCCGTCATTAAAGGAAAGGCAGAAAGCAATGAAAGAAAAGATGAATTACGCTGATACTATCATCGAAAAGGTATGTTTATATTACAATGTTTCTAATAAGGATATTAGAGGCAAAAGCCGAAAGTTTATACATACTAAGCCTAGATTTGTAGCCATTTACCTTATCAAGGATGAATTAGGGCTGAAATTAACCGCCATTTCGGATATGTTTGGTCGAAATCATACTACAATTATCCATTCTTTAAGGATGATTCAAGATAGTATAACCCAAAAGTATGATACCGACATTTCAATAGATATAAAAGAAATAAAAAAAATATTGAGTTATTGACAAAAAAGTATTATTTTTAATTATTAATTACATAAAAACCATAGTATGATTAACTTACAAACAAACACACTTATCAACATTTACAAGGCTTTAGCATCCTTTCAACAGGATTGCCCTGTAATTCACAAGGGAACAAATGGTCATAATTACACCTATGCCGATTTCCCTACAATTCTTGAAGTAATCAATCCTTTGCTCAAGAAACACAATTTAGGATTTACTCAGTTACTTATTGAAGATGGCTTAAAGACAATTATCTTTCACACTATTAGTGGGGAATCAATTGAATCAAATGCAACTATTCCACAGATTACTTTAAGGGGGATGAACGAGTATCAATCTTTTGGTAGTGGGATTACCTATTACAGGAGGTATGCTTTAAGTGCTGCTCTTGGATTGGTAACTGATAAAGATACCGATGCTTCTGGAGAAAAATCTGCTTTAGTATTTATTAAAAAACATAAGTCAATACTAGATTTAACACTTGCTATTGATATGTGCGAAAATCTAAATGAATTAAAAAAGCTACATACTTTAAACGTTGATTTATTAAACGAAGGAATAAGTGCATTATTTACATCTAAAAAATCTAAATTATGATTGACGACAAATTAATTAAACTAAGAGAATTAGTAGTGTATTATAATTGGAAATATGAATGCACTCGTCATATTGGGAAGCATTCAGCTTGGGATGACTTAATACAAGCCAAAAAGAATCTAAAGGAATACAAAACTAAAAACTACCCAACAACAAGATTATTAACCTCTGCTAAACCATTTATAAGAATTAATGATTGGACAGAACAATACGAAAACTATGCCGATTAGTACTTGCTGCGGAGCAGAAACCGATATGGAAGAAATAGGGATTTGCCCTGAATGTTTAGAACATTGTGATTGGGAAGAATATAATGAAGATGAATTAGAAGAAGATATACAAACTGAAAATCAAATTGAAGAAGAATTAATTAACAAACAAAACAAATAAAAATGATAGTATTATCAATTGAAAAAGATGCCGTTAAATGGAAGAAATCCGAAAAGAATGGCAAAGAGTATGCAACAGTAGTAGTAGAAAAACGTAAAGAAAAGGATAAGTATGAGAATACTCATTCAGTATCTAACTCCCAGTCTAAGGAAGAAAGAGCCGAAAAAAAGAAAAAGGAATACGTTGGCTCTGGTAAGGAATATATCTTTGAAAAAAAGGAATATCCTAAAGCCGTAAATCAGCAAGAATCTGAAGATGATTTGCCATTTTAATGGAAATTAGTTTATATTTGCTGGAGGTGTAGGATACCTATTTACAAACTTATTGGCTCGAAGCTGAACCCTCAATCCTACTGGGGGGAACGCCTAGAGCCTTTTTATTTTATGGCTAAAGACCCTGCTTTTTTATTTTATCCCAATGATTATATTGGTGGTACAATGGGTATGACCTTTGAGGAGAAAGGTGCATATATTGAAATTTTAATGTTGCAATTTAATCGTGGTCATATGACCTCGCATATGATAGGTCAACTTGTAGGTCAACTATGGGAATCTATTAAGTGCAAATTTGTTAAAGATGATGAAGGTTTGTGGTATAATATTCGTTTAGACCAAGAAAAAGAGAAAAGAATGGCTTTTACCCAGTCTAGAAGGAATAATGTTAAAGGACTTAACCAACATACGATAGGTCATATGACCTCACATATGGAAGATGAAAATAAAAATGTAAATAAAAATATAAATAAAGTTAAAATTATAGATGAGCAATTTGAGGAATTTTGGGATTTATATGATTATAAGAAATCTAGGGATAAAGCAGAAAAAGCTTGGAAAAGTTTAAATAAAGAAGAAAAGGCTTTAGCTTTACAACACGCACCATTATACGTTAAATCAACTCCAGACAAACAATTTAGAAAACATCCTACAACATATCTTAACAACAAAAATTTCAACGATGAAATCATTGAACGAACTATTAGTACAAAACTCAGCTATGCAGAAATGGAGTGGGAACGTTTCAAAAAGCTTGGACAATGATGAATTAAAGGTATTTAAGGCTTTAGAATCAATGGGTATTAAGCAATGCTCAAGAATTGAAGTAATGGAGCATTTAAAGACTTGCCTTGCATTAAGTGGGACTCAAATGCCAACAAATGAGATATTTCAGCTTTGTGTCCAGTTTGTTATAGAATCTTATGGACAATACAAACTAAAAGAATTAGGAACTGCCTTTATGATGTTTGCGGAGGATAAATTTTCTATTGAAAAACATATAAGTTTTAGTCCTAAGTTGATTGGGGAAGTTATGAATGCTTATAAGAAAATTGCAGTACAGGTAAGAAACAAAATAGAACCAGAAGAACCTAAACAAATAGAAATGAAAATAGACGAAGAACAAGTAATGAAAGAAGAAGCCAAGTATTGGAAAACATCAAAGAAAGATTGGAGGTTTTTAAACCATCAATGTTTTGATTACTTATGGAAGCGTAAACTAATTAAGATTAATCCAGAAAAGGCAGATTTTATAAAAGCTAGAGTAACTGCCTACAATATGTCATTGGTAAAAAAGCCTTTAGATTTAAAGGTAGATGAAGAAACTTTTAGGCAACAATGCAAAAAATATTCCCTTAAACTTTTTTATGACAATGAATTATGATAGAGCAAGAACTTTTTTATATAATGAAAACCATTATACCAGACTTAGAACAAACAGAACAATTTAGTTATTACGATTGTTATTCTGAGCAATATAAAATGCACATAGAATTAAAATGTAGAAAAACACATTATGAAGATTTATTAATTGAAAAGATTAAATATGATAAACTTAAAAAAGTTAAATCAAGATATATTAATTCAACACCAAAAGGTATTTATTCATTTAACATACAAAAGATTGATGAGCTTAGATGGTGGAAAGAATTTATGCCAACAACAACTGAGTTTGCCAATCATATTAAAATAGAAAAAATTGTAGGATATATTAATATCAATCAAGCCAAAAAAATAATGTAATGGAAACATTTATACCTATGGAAGATGTTCTTATTAGAGTAAAATATCATCCTGATATAACTAAAGAAGAAAAAGCAGAGTTTGAAGAAATAGTCAAAGGCATTTATATGTCGGACAAAAGAAAGAAAAAAGTATTTAAACTTATAACCAAAAACCAACAAAGAAATGAAAATTGCAATCGGAATCCTGTGCATCCTACTGATTTGGGTAATCTATGAGCTTAAAAACGCACCTTATGAGAATTAAGCCATTAGAACTAATCAGATTTTTTTTAATTGCATTACCAATATTTATTATTGTTTATTGTACTGCAATTATTTACATTGAAATAAAAGAATTGAAGAAATGACATCAAAAGGACACGAGAATGCTATGCCTTTAAGACTAATCTTTTTAGACACAAAAGAAGAAATAGAATTAAAGTCAGTAGCTTATGCAGCGAGATTAACTGGATTTAACGAGTACACAATAAGAAGAAGTTTAAACCCTATTGTTAAGAAACGATTTGATTACCAAGAACGAAAAGTTGTATTTCGTATTAAAAAGTAACCTACTTTTGCATTATGGCACTACCTACGATTCCTAAATTAACGGCAAAGGCTCAAATGGTATTTAACCGATACATCAGAACAAGAGATTCCCAAGATGGATTCTTTACTTGTATTTCTTGCGGTCAGGTTAAAGGACACGAAGTTATGGATGCTGGGCATTATGTTCCAGTTAAAGGAAGTTCAGCTTTAAGATTTGATGAGTACAACGTAAACGGAGAATGTAAGTCTTGCAATGGCTTTGACCAATTTCATCTTATAGGCTACCGAAAAAACCTAATAGACAAAATAGGAGAAAGAATGGTTTTGCATCTAGAAAGCCAACATAGATTAATAAAGCGTTGGACTAGAACTGAATTAAACGAAATAATAGAAAAGTACAAATAATGGCTAAATTAAATCCTAATGGCAAAGTATCTTTTGGTGCAAGAAAGAAAGGTAAAGCTAAAAAAAACTCTGGTCCTAAAGACAAACCAGTTAAACCATATAATAGACAAGGAAGATGTTAATAACACAAATCAAACCAAATCCAAATAATCCTAGATTAATAAAGGATAATAAGTTTAAACAACTTGTAAAGTCTATTCAGGATTTCCCCCAAATGCTAGAATTAAGACCTATTGTAATAGATGAGAACAATATGGTACTTGGAGGTAATATGAGATTAAAGGCTTGTTTTGAAGCTGGGTTAACAGATGTGCCTGTGATTCACGCAAACAATCTTACCGAAGAACAAAAGAAAGAATTTATCATCAAGGATAATATTTCATTTGGTGAACACGATTGGGATTTGTTGGCTAATGAGTGGAACATATTAGAACTAGATGAATGGGGTTTAGATATACCAGCTTTTGCTAACAATGACATAGAAGAAAAACAAGACAATGCCAAAGGAGAGAAGAAATGCCCTAATTGTGGTGTATCTTTGTAATTAATTAGAAAGTGATTAGAGATTATGGCAAACGAACAAAATTTAATTCCTGCTCAAAAAGGGGAAGTTAGAAACCCAAATGGTCGCCCAAAAGGAGTTCCAAATAGCAAAACACGTTTACTAAGATTATTAGAATTAGTCCAAGTAAAGACTAACCCAATTACTGGCGAAAAAGAAGAATTTACTGTTGCCGAGCAGTTAGACCTAATGGTACTACAAAAAGCATTTAAAGGCGACTTAAGGGCATATCAAGAGATTCTTGATAGACTAGAAGGCAGAGCAAAACAAACTAGCGAAATAGAATTATCAGGAGGACTGCAAATTAATTGGGAAGAAAAGAAAACCTACGTAGAAAACAAAGGAACTATTTAATGGAATTATCCATCAAGCAAACAATTGCTTTAGACTTATTAGAAGATAAAACAACAAATGAAATACTATTTGGAGGCGGAGCAGGAGGTGGTAAGACTGCACTTGGATGCTATTGGCAGTTAAAACAAAGATTGAAATATCCCAATACTAGAGGACTAATTGGGAGAGCCGTGTTAAAAACCCTAAAAGAAACCACCCTTGTTTCGTTCTTCCAAGTAGCTAAAATGCAAGGATTAGAATCAGGAAAGCATTACAAGTTTAACTCCCAAACTAGCCAAATAGAATTTATTAATGGCTCAACAATCTTACTCAAAGATTTATACTCTTACCCTTCAGACCCAAATTTTGATGAATTAGGTTCATTAGAAATTACCGATGCGTTTATTGATGAGGCTAATCAAGTTGATGACAAAGCTAGAAACATTATTAAATCAAGGATAAGATTTCAGTTGGACCAAAACGATTTAGTGCCTAAGATTCTTTACACTTGTAACCCAGCAAAGAATTGGGCATATTCGGAGTTTTACAAGCCACAACAAGATGGCTCAATAGCTAAGAATAAAAGATTTATAGCTTCGTTAATAGATGATAACCCTTATATATCTAAACACTACAAGGAAAACCTTTTAACCCTAGATAAAGTCAGCAAAGAAAGATTGCTATTTGGTAACTGGGAATATTCTTCCGACCCTGCTCAATTAATAGATTATGAAAAAATACTTGATTCATTTAGGAATGACTTTGTTGTTTCTGGCAATCCTTATATTACTTGTGATGTGGCACGTTTTGGCTCTGATAGTACTGTCATTGGGATATGGAGTGGAATGCGTGTTAAACTTCATCAATTTAATGGTAAATCAATTGTTGAGGTTGCTGAATTTGTAAAGAACTTTGCTTTAGAACATAAAGTGCCTTATTCAAATATTGTAGTCGATGAGGATGGAGTTGGCGGTGGGGTTGTGGATATTTTAAGATGCAAAGGTTTTGTGAATAATAGTTCAGCATTGAAGAATCCAGTTACTCACGCTAAAGAAAACTTTGACAATCTTAAATCTCAATGCTACTACAAGTTAGCCGAAATAATAAATGATAGCAAATTGTATATCAATGCTGACGGAAAGCAGAAGCAATTAATCATTGAAGAACTAGAGCAAGTAAAACAAAAATACGTTGACAACGATTCAAGCAAAGGAATAATACCAAAGGATAAAGTCAAAGCAGCAATAGGTCGTTCACCAGATTTTAGTGATTGTCTGGCAATGAGAATGTTCTTTGAATATACTCCAAAATTCCAAGTAAGTGTTTTCTAATATAAAATCTTTAACTTTGACTAAATATTAATAATATGGCTATTTGGGATATTTTCTCCAAGAAAAAAATTTCTGCCGTTAAACCTTTGCAATCCGTTCTACCAATGAGTGGTCCTTTGGGTTCTACTGTTTCTATTAACAGAGGGATTGTAACTTGGCAGGGTGCGGATGCTCAATCTTTTGTTAATGATGGGTATGTTGGTAACGATATTGTTTATTCAATAGTTAAACTTATTACAGATAAAGCAAAACTTGCTCCTTTTGGAGTTTTTAAAGTTGTAAATGAATCAGCTGCTAAAAAATATAAAGCTTTAATTAGCCAACCTGAAAAGGTTAAGAATTGGAAAGAACTTGCAGATTTAAGAACTAAAGCATTTGAAGAATATACAGGGGATGCAAGATTAAACGAATTACTAAAGCATCCAAACGATGAAGATTCTTGGGCAGATATAGTTGAGCAATGGTGTGCTTTTAAGTTAGTTACTGGTAATTCTTTTGTTTATGGTCGTCTTATTGAAGGCGGTGCAAATATTGGTAAGCCTTTATCTATTAATGTTCTACCTGCTCAATATATGGCTATCATAGCAAACGTTGAGGTATTTCCTCCTATGGTTGCTGGTTATCAACTTTACTTTGGTAAGTTATGGTCATTTAAAAGAGAAGAAATACTTCACGATAAATATTTTAACCCACAATGGAATATTACTGGTAATCAATTGTACGGACAATCACCATTAAAAGCTGCATCACGAACTTTAACTCGTTCCAACGAAGCAAAAACCGCAGCAGTATCAGCGTTCCAAAATGGTGGTCCTGCTGGAGTATTGTTTATGAACGATGATAGATTTGACCCAATAAGTGGAGCATCTCAAGCACAAGCATTAAAGAAATCAGTAAGTGAGAAAGCTGGTAGTCAAAACTATAATCAAATAGCCGTATCAGGTTATAAAGTAGATTGGAAGGAAATAGGATTAAGTCCTGTTGAATTAGGTATTTTAGAATCAGAAAAATGGGATATGGTTTCTTTATGTAATGTTTACGGAGTACCTAGTCAGTTGATGAATGATGCTCAAAACAAGACTTTCAATAACCAACAAGAAGGTGAGAAGGCTTTGACATTACGTTGTGCTATCCCTTTATTGAATGAAATTAGAGATGACTTTAACAAGAAACTTCATACAGATTGGGGATATGCAAATCAACAAGATGTATTTATTGATTACGATTTAACTGTTTACCAAGAACTTGAAGCTAATAAAGTTATGCAAGTAGATTGGTTAGATAAGGCTTGGTGGTTAACTCCTATCCAAAAATATGAGGAAATGGGTATTCACGTGCCAGATGAATTAAGAGAAGAATTAAGTAAAATATACATACCTAGTAATCTTCAAGCATTAGATACATTTCAACCAATTCAACCACCAAAGAATCTTAATGACCTTTTAAATAATAAATAATGATAAACGATTTAGAAAAACAAATTAGCCAATTAGAGGCACAATTTAAAGCAATGAAAGCGTTCAGTGATGTAGAAATGTCTGCAACTGAAACTCCTATAATGGGACCAGAACCAATGGAAAACGAACCTAATGAAGATACTCCGATGGATAACTTTGTTGACTTAGTTTATTGTTTAAAGCAATCTAATGAACAAGCTATTGTATGGCATCATCAAACAACTTCATTTTCAGTTCATAAAGCATTAAATACTTATTACGATGAAATCGTAGAAAAAATTGACGGCTTAGTAGAAAGTGTAAGTGGTATTTACGGACGACCAATGGGATATGAATTAGTTAACCCAGTAGATTATCAAAGTGTTGAGCAAGTAATTGCTTACTTCCAAGCATTATATACAGAAGTACAAACTGAAAGAATGGTTACATTCCAAGAATCTTGGGTACAAAACCAAATAGATAACATAGCTGAATTAATAGCTTCAACACTTTACCTTTTAACACTTAAATAGTGACCCCTCAATACAAGCAATTGTATAATAGAGCATTAAAGACGTATTCGCCAAAGTTTAAGAAAGAACTTCAAGCACAGGTGGATGCGTTTTGTCGTACTCAGTCATTAGAGGATTTGCCAACTAAAGGCTTAAAACAGACTATTTATTCCCTACATATAGCTATGGGTACTAAAATGGCAGATAATAGCTACAAAGGGCTAAAAAAGGGCATTAAATCTAATTTACCGAATGAACATAAAGGATTCTTTAGCGACTTATGGCAAAATGTAATAGTTCGCTATTTAGATTATAAAGGATTATCCCAACTTATTAAAGATATTACCGACACTACAAAGGAGCAAATCAACCGATATATTAGAAAAGGAATAGACGAAGGATTAACCTTACAACAAACAATAAAGAATTTAAAGACGGCTGGTATTACAGATTATAGAGCAGAACTAATTGCTAGAACAGAAACTGCAAAAGCAGCCAATACAGGTTCAGTAGTCGGTGCTATTTCAACAGGATTAAGAACAAATAAAATTTGGATAAGTACTTTAGATAATAGAACTAGGATTATGCCTAGAGATAGAAGCGACCATTATCATATGAATTTTATTCAAGTGCCAATAGATTCTAAATTTCAAGTGCCTACATTAGATAACTTAGGTTTTGAATATATGGACTATCCAGGTGACTTTCACGCATCGGCAGGTAATGTATGCAATTGCCGTTGTGCTATTGGTTATGCAGTTGTAAAAGATAACAATAACGACTATGTAACTTACGACACAAATCCACCTAAAGGAGATATGGGTAAGATATGGAGTTTGCTAAACGATGGCAATACAAATAGTGTTTATTCTTTGATTTCTGAAAGATTATAAAAAAATAATAACTTTGTTATATGGGTAAAATACAATTAAAAGATATTAACGATTCTATAATGGACGTTAGTACAAAAACAAGAACTGTAAAAGCAGTATGGTCAAGAATGAACAATGTTGATTTAGACAATGACATTATTGTTCCTGAAGCATTTACAAAGACATTAACTGAACGTGGACCAAAGGCTAAGAATATGATTTGGTCTTTAGTTGACCACAAAGCAGATATGAATCACGTAATAGGTAAACCTAGTGAGCTTTATGTTGATGGAGACAAATTGGTAGCCGTTACACAAATAGTAAAAACACAAGCAGGAGAAGATTTAATTAAACTTTACGATGCAGGTCTTATTAATCAACATTCTATTGGATTTAGCACTATAAAACAAACAGAAGAAAAAAGTGGTGTTAGAACAATTAGTGAATTAAAACTTTACGAAGGTTCAGCAGTACTTTGGGGAGCAAACCCAGAAACTCCAACTTTAGGTTTTAAAAGCGAATCTAGAGAATCATTATCTTTGCGTTTAGATAACCTATTAATAGCAATTACTAAAGGAAATTATTCCGATAGTACTTACCAATTAATGGAATCCGAAATAAAGAGAATACAGGAATCTTTATTGACCATCACTCAACCCGCAGCAGCAGTCGAGCCGAAATCAATAGAAGAAACTGATATTGTCAAGGCAATTAAAGAATTTAATAAACTATTTAAAAATTAAAAATGGAAAATTTAGACTTAATCAAAGAAATGGCTGAAAATGTAAAAGGATTCGCAGGTCAAATCGAAGATGTAAAATCTACTGTATCAGTAGTAAAAGACGAAATGCAAAAGCAAATTGATGCTGCATTCGCACAAAAGAAAACTGCAGAATCTAAAGAAGTAAAATACTTCGATGAATTAGTAGCAGAGAAAATGGAAGGTAGAATGGACGAAATGGAATCTACTTTGAAGAAAGGTGGAAAATTCCGTCTTGAAATGCCTGAAGCAAAGACAATGACTATCGCAGGTAACGTAACTGGTAACCCAGTAACTACTTATGCTTTACGTCCAGCATTGCAACCAGCACAATTAGTTAACTTCCGTGATTTAGTTCCAACTGTAAGAAGCGAAAGCGGTCTTTACACTTTCTACAAAGAGAACACAGGTGAAGTTAATAACATCGCTTCTCAAACTGAAGGTGCATTAAAAGGTGCAAACGATTATAGCTTAACTGAAACTAAGATTGTAAACTCTTACATTGCTGGTTTCTCTCGTTTTTCTAAGCAAATGATGAAATCTTTACCATTCTTATCTCAATCTTTACCAAGAATGTTACAAAGAGATTTCTTCAAAGCTGAGAATGCTTCTTTCTTCTCTACTGTATCTGCTGCTGCTACTGGAACTACAACTACAACTGAAACTGTTGACTTAAAGCAATTAGTTCAATTGATAGCTAACCAAAAAGCTGCTAACTTCAACCCTTCTTACATTTTAGTATCTCCTGCTCAACAATCAAAAATCTTGATTGACACAATCAACGCAGGTTACTATGTAGGTTCTGGTAGTGTTCAAATCGGAACTGGTGGTGACATCACAATTTGGGGTGTACCTGTTATTTCTGCTACTTGGGTTACCAACGATAAGGCATTAGTTATTGATGCTGACTACATCGAGAGAGTAGAAGTTGAAGGAATTGCAATTGAGTTCGCTTATGAAGATAGCGACAACTTCCAAAAGAACTTAGTAACTGCTCGTATCGAGTGTTACGAGGCAATCAACTTAATGTTGCCAGGTTCTGCAATCTATGCTACTTTGAATCCTTAATTCTTATAGTTAGATATATAAATTACCCTCTACTTAAAACGTAGGGGGTTTTTTATTATAATTAATGTAAATTTGTAAAAAAGAAATTATGTCTTTCTATAATTACCTAATTGATTATTCTTTAGAATATAATGCAGCAGTAGTTGAACCAGTAACCCTAGCGGAGGCTAAAAATTATTGTCGTGTTACCACAAATCAAGATGATGCCTTAATTACTGATTTAATTACCCAAGCAAGAGAAGCGGTAGAAAAAGCAACAGGACTTTGTATAATTTCAAGAATAGTAAATGTGTGGTTTAATAATCCTAGCGGTGGGTTTCAATTACCTTATGGTCCAATAACCTATTTTATGGGTTTGCAAGACCAAAATAACAATGAAGTAGCACCAGCAAACTATATGTTAGTCGGTGGGCAGTATCCTAGCCTCGCCTTTCCTATTTGGAACGGATTGAGGGCAACATATCAATCAGGGTTCGATTGTGTCCCTAAAGACCTTAAAATAGCCATTTTGGACCAAGTAGACTTTGATTATGAGAATAGAGGTGCGGATATAGAAAGATATGACCAAACAGGGGTATGCCAAAAGACTTGGAGAGCCTGTCAAAGATATACTAGAACAAGTCCAATTTTATAATATGCAAATAGGTCAAAAAAAGAACAGAAATGTTAATTCCTCAACGATGACACGTAGGGCGGATTTGTATAGACCAACCACCACAAGTGATGGCGAAGGGGGATATACTACTGCTTTTACTTTACAAGAAACTGTGTGGGGGGATTTTAGACCAGCTAGAAGTATTAGAACTTTACTAGAAAATGAAAAGACTTTTTATCAAGATGCTAAACTTTATATTCGTTATGGCACTACAATTAGCGAAGAATATCAAGTATTTGTAGAGGGTAAAATGTACACAATTCAATCAATAAATGATGTTGATAATCAGCATCGTTTCTTAGAAATAAACTTTTATGGTTAATATACAATCTGGGTTTAATATTAATAATCTTAATGGACTTGGTGAAAAAATACAAAGAACATTAATAGGTGCTTTGCAAGAAGCTGCATTAAATATAGAAACCGCAGCAAAAATTGATTGCCCAGTAAATATGGGTATTTTAAGAAGTTCAATACATATTGAACCAATAAGAGAAGAAGATGTATATGGGTATAAAATAGGTTCTTACTTGCCTTATGCTCCTTATGTAGAATTTGGAACAGGAACTAAAGTAAGTGTACCAACAGAATATGAAGAATTTGCATTACAATTTAAAGGTCAAAAAGAAACCTCAGGTATGAATGCTCAACCATATTTATTGCCTAATTTTGAAATGCAAGTAGAAAAATTAAAAAGTAATTTAGAAAAAGTTTTAAATAATGTATAATCCTAATATTGATATAAAAAAGTGGTTTTATACTAATTTAACTTCAGCAACTGGATTAGGTGTTTATGATGGAATTGCACCAACTACTGCTGGAAATGAATATCTAATTCTTACCGATAGAACATCAAGTCAAGTACAAGGTAAAAATGGATATACAAATACATTAGTGGTAATGATTGACATTGTTACAAAAAATGCTAACTTTGGCTTTAAACGTGCTGAAGAAATTAGTAATTTGATTTTAAATGCTATAAATTCTGATATTAAAATAACACTACCAACTGGATGGAACGCATCTAGTTTAAGTGTTGCAGGAATTAGAAATTTATCTGCTTTAAACCCACTTGACAACGTATTTAGGACATTAATAACATATAATTTAACAATAACTCAAAATTAAAATAAAATGGCAGAATCTAAAGTATCAGCTAGAAGTTACTTACTATTTGCAGACGAAACCAATAGTGGAACGTACAAAGTAGTAGCTTGTTTAACTTCAAACGCTATTACATCAAGTAATAACGTAATCGATGCATCTTCTAAATGTGGAGATGACTACGAACCAGGACCAAATTTCAAACAATCAATCAAAGCAGAAGGATTTGCAATTGACCAAACAGGAGCAGAAAGTAAGGATTCTTACGATATGCTTTATTCTTTGCACATTGCTAAGACTAAGTTTGCTATTAAAATGGGACCAACTACTCCAAGTGCAGGTAATGTTACTTATGGTGGTACTGCTACTGACTTAGTGTTTATTTCTAATTGGGACTTAACTGCTCCTGATAAAGAAGATGTGAAATTTACTGCAACTTTTGAAGTAGTAAATCCTCCTTTAACACAAGCTAGAGTAACCGCATAAAACAAAAACTATGTTTGAATTAAGACTGAACAACAACACAATCCATTTGAAATGGGGAACTTGGTCTATGCGTGAATTTTGCAAAGAATACAATATTACTTTAGAAAAGTATTTTGAAATTCTTGCAACATCACAACAAGACTTAAATGTAATTATTAAACTTTTCCATATTGGCTATAAATCAGCTTGTATAACTAGAAAAGAAGAAGTAATTTATACCGAAGATGATGTTTGTGAATGGATAGATGAAGTAGGCTCAATTTTCAAAACTGATGGTCAATTGGTAGAATATTTTAAATATATTTTATCAAATACTAACATAGATGTTAGTGGTCCAAAAGAAACAGAGAAAAAAAAAGCCTTAAAAAGCTAAGTTGGGATGACATTCTAGTAAAAGCTGCTGAATGTGGAATACGACCAAGCGAATTTTGGGAAATGACTTGGAAAGATTATTGCATAATAGTTTTGGGAACAGAACGGAAAGAATTAAATGAATGGGCGAGGACAAGAAACCTCGCCTATATTATATACTTAAGTAATAGTGCAGAAAGTCATCCTAAATCTATAACATCATTTTGGCATATACCACAAATAGATGACATTGATGAGCCTGAAGAAGAAACATATTTATCAAGTGACCAACTTTTACGAACTTTGGAGTTATACGGAATAAATTAAAAAAGAATGGCAAATCAAATAGCTGAATTTTTCGCACGGATATTTCTTAAAAATGAAATATCACCAGAGTTAGATAGGATTATTGATGAAATGATTTCATTAAATAAAACTATTGAAAATTCAAAACATCCTGAATTACTTGTAAGGGAAAAAGCGAGAGTTGAAGAATTAACTAAATCATTTGTAGATGCTGGTGGTCAAGCCAAAGAATTATCTCAAATTTTAACATATCAAGGTGCTGAAGGTGCTAGAAAATTTAGTCAAGAAATTGAAAAAGTTAATTCAAATTCTTATAATAATTTTCGTGCAGTAGGACAAATGGATAGAATCACACGTGAATTTGCATCAGGTGGATTAACAAGTGGTTTGAATGGTATAACTATGTTTGGTAACTCTTTAAGCCGTTTAGCGGTTCAAGAGGGTGGGTTTAAAAATGCTTTAACTGGATTAAGTAGTGCTTTTACTGGTCCAGCAGGAATAGTTTTAGGAGTTTCAGCAGTAATTGGATTTTTTGAATCATATCAAAAAGAGGCACAAAAAGCAAAAGAAGAAACAGATAAATTTGCAAAATCAATAACTGATGCAAAAGTAAAAGGTACAGAACAAGGATTAAAATTAAAAGAATTAATTACTATTAGTGAAGATTCTAATTTATCTGATAGTAAAAGAAAACAAGCATTAGATGCAGTTAAGGATGGTATATCTAAAGTTAATGATGAATTAGGTAAACAAATAAAAAATTCAAAGGATGCAAAGGTTGCAGTAGATAAACTAACCGAAGCATATATGCTTAATGCTGTTGTAGCTATTAGAAATCAAAAAATTGCTCAAGATACAATAGAATTAGAAGATGCACAATCTATAATTAATAAAGCAAAACCAGCAGATATTGCAAAAGTAAACTCTGCAATGTTGCTTGAAAAGATGGGTGGTACTCAGGCAGGTGGTGCTATTTTATTAATGAAAGCACTTGGATTAGAAGATTTAGAAAATGCAATAAAAAAGAGTGCAATATTAGATGAAGATTTAAAGAAACAACAAGCATTATTAGCATCAGATATTGAAAATTTAAAAAAGAATCCTTTTGGTATTAGTATTTTAACTGGTAATAATGAAAAACCAAAACCAATTAAACCTATAAAGGATAATTCTTTAGAAGAATATATAAAACAAGTAAAAACTGATAGATTATTTGCCGAAGATAATTTAAAAAAAGAAGTAGAAAAGCAAAATATCAGTATGATATTTGGCGATACACCTGAAGCAGTTGTTGCCAAAGAAAAGAAAAGACTTGCTCAAATAGAAACTTTATTGAAACCTGTTATAGAAAAAATGAAAGAAACAGGTGGATTAGGAGATGTATTACAAAAAGATGCTGCTAAAAGAATGGAGCAATATGATTTGGAAGATGCAAGAAGAAAAAAAGATATTAAAAGCATACAAGTTCAAGAACAAGAATATAAAAAATTTGCACAAACTTTATCAAGAGATGTTACAGGAGCTTTGCAATCTGCTTATGATGCTATGCAAAAAGGTCAAAATCCAATACAAGCATTAGGAGATGCTTTTGCAAGAATGGCTGAACAAATTGGACTTGCTATAATTCAAGCATATATATTTAAAGCAATTTTAGATGCTTTTCCAGAATTAAAAGGACTTTTTGCTGCAATAGGAGTTATAAGTGGTGCAGTAAATGGAGGTGGTAATACAGGATATTCAGGTGGTTTAGCATCTGGGGGAATAACAAATCGTGCTACATTAGCTACAATTGGAGAATCTGGTCCTGAAGCAATAATGCCATTATCAAAATTAGGTAATGTAATGAATAATTCATTTAATGCAGGTACTATGTCATCAAATAGTAATTCAAATAATGGTCAATTTGTTTTGAGAGGTAGTGATTTAGTTTTAGCTTTACAAAGGTCAAATGTTTCATTAAATCTTAGACGAGGAGCATAATGTCATATACAAACCCAAAATATAAAATAATTGCGGCAAGTAAATCAAATAAAATTATATATGTTTATTTGACAGATAATTCAAGTTATAGTGGCACCCCAATTGAATATCCTTCTACTGATATTTCTTTACAATATTTGCCTCAAAGTGATGATACTTTTGAACCTATTATTGCAAGTCAATTAAATTTAAGTATAGATGTAACTGATAATCAAGCTAATATGCCTGATTTTACATCATTAGATGATAGAAAATATTTAGTTCAAGTTTATATTGACTCTACAATATATTGGACAGGATGGTCAATGAGTGATAGTGTTACAATAAGTTATACAACTGGAAGAAAAGAAGTTTCATTTAATGCGGTTGATGGTCTTGGAATGTTAGAAAAGATATTATATCCAATTTCAACAAGTTATTATCTTACTGGATTAGATACTTGCACAGATTATATTTTAAATTCTTTATTACAAATAGGATTCCCAACTGGATTAAATATAGTTAATGGTATAAGTTACTTTGCTCAAGGTATGATTGATAGAAGTACTGATACAAGTAACGAACCATTTAGTCAAACATTTATAAGATTAACAACTTTTTTAGATGATAATAGTGTTATTACAAATTGTTTAGATATTTTAAAACAAATTTTGAGTTCGTTTGGAGCAAGAATATTTCAAGCAGAAAATAAATGGTTTATAGTTACTCCTACTGAATTTGCTCAATCATCATATTATTATACAGAAACACAAAGTGATGGTACATTAGTTACTAGCGGATTAAGGGCATCAACTAAACAAATACAAGGATTTACAGGAAATACAAGTGGATTATATTTTGTAGATAATAGTCAAAATAAAATATTAAAAAAAGGATATAATAAAATTAAATATGTTAAAGATATAAATTATCCATCTAATTTTATATCAAATGCTAATTTAAAAATATTTTCAGGAGATACGGCTTTTGCTTGGTCAACATATACAACTGGAACTGGAGGAAGTGTTAAATTAAAAAATTATACAAATTCTCCAAATAATTCTTGGGTTTTAAATCAAAATCCAAGTACTACTTTGCAATCAGGTATTATACCCTTAAATATTCCTGAAGTTAAATTTAATGACACTATATCTTTATCTTTAGATTTTACTAATATAGTATCAAATTCAAGTGCAACAAAAATTTGTTATATAAAAATAACTTTAATAAGTGGTGGTATAAATTATTATTTAAACTACAATTCAGCTTGGACAACAACAGGTACAGATTATTATTATGTAAAATATGATGGAGGAGTTTATCCTGCACCAGCACCTTCTTTAACCAAAACTGAAACAATAAATATTCCTCCTGCTCCATTATCAGGTCCATTAGCAATAACTGTATATAATGATTCTACTTGCATTTCTTTTTGCGAAATATCAAATATGCAATTAAATGTTTCTCAATTATTTAAACAAGTAACTACACAATCATATATAACAAACATAGATGAATATGTTTATACTCCAAATATATCATTAGGATATAATTATTCTATAAGTGGTAAATATTATTATAGAGGGTTTCTTTCTGATAGTAGTGGTAATATTTTAACTAATTGGTATAGAATGGAATACCCAACAGATTATTATAATTCATTATGTGAATTAATAATAAAACAATATTCTAACATATTAGAAAATAATATAATAAATATTGATAGTAGTATTTATGGAGTAAATAATAATACTATAACTATAAGTATGGGTTGGATGTTAACTTCAATAGATACCGATACTGTCAATTCAGTAGCTTCAAATAAATATTTAATTGGTAATTCTACTTTTAATTTAGTTTCTAATGAAATTCAAGCTACTTTATTAGATATAAATGATACCAATATTTCAACAACATTAACTACAACTTATGTAAATAATAACCCAGCTAGAGTTTTTGGAAGGCAAAGGTCGCTAGGTCAAACAACAAGTACTGGAGCATCAGCAGCACCATTAACTTCAAATATAATATATCAAAGTGGAGATAGATTTTATATAGATAGCAATGTTTCATTAACATTTAATGGAGGTAATTTGTATTATAAGGTTCAAAGTGAAGATGTTGTAAGTACTGCTATATTCCATATTGACACTACTGGTAAAATTATAGCTTTTGGTCCTCGTTAAAATAAGTAAATTTGTAATATGAATAATGTACAAGGCAAAAATATAATTCTATATAAAGTAGTATCTGGAACTAATACTCCATTCGCTTGTTCTACAAATTGTACTTTTAACGTGCAAGTAAACCAAAAAGATGTAACAAGTCAAAGTTCTGCTTGGTTTAGAGAGTATAAAATAGACATAGCTTCTTGGAATTTAAGTTGCGAGGGTATTATTACTCTTAATAATTATTCTTATGCTGATATGTTAGCAGACCAATTAGCTAGAAGAACAATAAGTGTTAAGTTTAGTATTGATAATGGAACAAGTGTTGTAATATTATCAGGTTCTGCAATTATAACATCTCTTCAGATTAATGGTCCATATAAAGAAATTGCTACATATAGCATCCAATTGACAGGAGTTGGTGCATATACAATATCTTAGTAACTTTGTATAATGGCGGTTAAAGTAAATGGGAATAATGTTATTTTATACAAAGTAGATACATCTACTTTTCCAGCAACGGAATCCCCTTTCGCTTGTTCTACATCTTGCAGTTTTTACTCTGAAACTGAATTAATTGAAATATCAAGTGCTACAAATGCGTATTTTAGAGAATCAAATGTTAATTTATCTAAATGGACAATGTCTTGCAATGGGATAATTACTCTAGATAATTTCTCGTATGATGAAATGTTGCAATATCAAAAGGATAGACTTTATCTTTTGGTTAGATTTGAGATTGATAATGGCATAGATGGTAAAAGATATATAAGTGGGTATTGTTTTATAGGTAGTATTTCAATAAATGGTAATTACAAAGAGATAGGAACTTACAATGTTAATTTAGTTGGGACTGGAAAGTATTATACTGAAAAGACTCCTACTACGACAACTTCTACCACATCTACTTCAACAAGCACTTCAACTACTACAACAACATCTACAACTACAACTAGACCGCCAACTACAACAACAACTACAACTAGACCGCCAACTACAACGACAACAACTTTACCTTTGGTTTATTATAGATTGTTAAATTGTGCTACTCAAACATCAACAACATATACAATACCTTATGTTTTAGGTACTTTTAATATAAATGATAGAGTTATTAGAGATTCTGATAGTGCTACTTGTGTAATTGATGCAATAACTTATTCAACTCCAATTGGGACTTTATATTCGGTTACGGCAACTGCTCAAGTTGGATGTCCTGCTACAACAACAACTACAAGTACTTCTACAACAACTACAACAACTTTACCTTTAGTTTTTTATAGATTATTTGATTGTTCTACTGGAACATCACTTACTTATACTACTCAATATGTATTAGGAACTTTTAATCTAAATGATAGAGTTATTACAGTTATTGGTAGTAGAACTTGTGTTATTGACCAAATTGAATATTCTCCACCAGCTGGACCATTTTATGATGTTACTCCAACGGCTGCGACTGGTTGTCCTGTTACAACAACAACTACGACTACTGCTGCTCCTACTACGACTACTACTACAACCTTACCATTGGTATATTATAGACTTTATAATTGTCAAACAGGGACTTCTTTAACTTGGACTATCCCTTATATTTTAGGAACATTTAATATAAATGATAGGGTTATTACTGATATTGGAAGTATTGTTTCGGTAATAGATGCAATTAGTTATTCAACTCCTATTGGAACTTTATTGTCGGTAACTGCTACCGCAGGAACAGGATGCCCAGCGACTACGACTACAACTACAACATCAACAACTACAAGTACAACGACCACAACAACGGCATCACCTTATAATCTTTTATTTACTGCTTATGCTTCAGGCACACCTTCAGATGCTTGTAATACAGTTAATGGTTCTTATGCACAAGTTTATGGAAGTGTTGCAGGAGGTTCAAGTGGAGATTATAGTGGATTCGTGGCAGGGCATACTTATTATAACGTTAATGGGACTTTGTTAAATACTGGTGGTGGATATGTAACTGGTAGTTATTGGGCAGATTTTCAAGGATTCAATTGGACAATAACAAGTGGTTTAGCTGCAATAAATGGTCTTTGTTAAAAACAACCTATGGAATTACAATATGTATGTGCTCAACCAGCAACGTTATATTATGCGTGGCAAGTTGAGGTAATGTTAAATAATTTTATTGATGTCGGCATTAATCTAAATAATGTTGATATAGTATGCTGGAAAGAAAATGGCATAATACCAAATGAATGGAGCAAACTTGCCAATGGTTATGCAGCAAGATTCTTTTTCTATGATGATACTAGAGAAAATTCATTTTATATCTCATCAATTAGACCTAATATACTTAAACAACATTTCTTTAAATATTCAGAGTTGTCTAAAAAGGCAATCTTTTATCACGATTGTGATATTGTATTTACAAAGCAAATGATATTCGGTGAGTTTCTTTATAATAACAAATGGTATGGTTCAGATACTAGATTTTACATAGGGTATAATTATATAATAAGCAAAGGAGAAGATGTCTTAGATTTAATGTGTGAGATAGTGGGCATAGACAAACAATTAATAAAAGACAACGAATTAAACTCAATAGGTGCTCAATACCTAATGAAAGGGATAGATTGGAATTTTTGGGATAATGTAGAAAAAGATAGCGAAGCATTATTTAAACAAATAACAGAACTTAATGTAAAAAAGAAAGAAGCTAATCCTAACTATCACGAGTTGCAAATATGGTGTGCTGATATGTGGGCAGTATTATGGAATGGTTGGAAATTAGGGTATGAAAGTATAATGCACAAAGACTTTGATTTTGCTTGGGCAACAAGTAGTCCTGAAGATTGGAATAAATGTAATATCTATCATAATGCAGGGGTAACTTCAGCAGAGGAAGGAATGTTTTATAAGGCTATTTATGTAAATAAACTTCCTTATGGAGAGAAACTAGAATTAGACAATAAAAGATGTTCTTATAAATATTGGGAACTAATAGAAAAAACCGCAAAAACAACAGTTCTATGAGAATAATATCTGCTAATTATGGAGGAGTAGATTGTACGGAAATTATCCGTACTAAAGTAAAGAATGATAGATTAATGATGAGGGTAACTAATGAGATAGTTGGCGACCCTAAAGTTGGTCAAGTTAAGTTCCTAGAAATGAGTTATGAGCACGTAGGCAAAGTAACTATTAGGGCATTTAGGGAAGGCGAATTAATTAACCTACCAAGAACAGGGTTTAACAAATTAGGGATATTTTACTCTAACAATAACAATAAGGACATTTGGAATGCCATTTATTGCTCTTTATATAGCGTAAAAATCGCATCTGAAGGTAAAGCTGATATAATTACTTGCCTTTGGGAAGATATGCCTAAAAATCCCTTTAATTCGGTTTCTAGTTGGTATAGGTCTCAAAGCCATTTAAACCAATTGTTGCAAATAATGCAATGCTTGTACACGGCTAAAGAAATGGGGGTTTATGATTATGTATCTTTTTTAGAGCACGATGTATTATATCCAGAGGGATATTTTGATTTTCCTGATTTTGAGAATGGGCAGGTTTTAACCAATATGAATTATGGAGGATTGAATAAAGAAGGGTGGCAAAGAAGAAATCAAGATGATGAGCCTTTTCATCAAATGACAATGAAGTTTGATGATGCAATTGAGCATTGTTTAAAGATTCTACCTAATGCTTTAAGGACTAATAGTGGTTGCATAGAAACGCAAAGTTTAAATAGAATACAATGGGATAGTTTAAATGAGGCAATCCATATAAATCACGGAGTTCACTTTACATCTCACAATTCTATATATTCTAAGGATAATACTTATCTAAGCCATCCTTATTGGGGAGAATCTAATCAATACAAAGAATTGTTTAATAATTAGTAAATTTGTAAAAATAGAAAATAATGTCTTGTAATTCTTCTACTGCTGATTTTAGACCAGCAAATTATAATATTCAAATATGGCAAAACAATACTTGGAGTCAAATTCTTCAATTATTTGCTAATACTGTGCCAATAGATTTAACTGGTTCAATAGTTGAAATTCAAGTAAGAACTAGACCAAGTTCTACAACTGCTTTATTGACTTTAACAATAGGTCACGGATTGACTGTTGGTGGGTTAAATCACAATCAAATTACAATAAATCAAGCAGTAAGTATAGCAGCAGGTAGTTATGTTTACGATTTAACTATTCAATTCCCAAATCAGAATGTAAAAACTTACATTTGGGGTAACTTTATTGTCTTTCAAGATATAACACAATTATAATGAGTACAGAAATAGTAGTAAACAACGATATTATAGAGATTAATGTAACTGAAGAAACTATCATAATTGAAGCTCCTAGTGGTGCATATCCTTTGCCTAGTGGTGTTTATTCAGTTTATGGAAGAACTGGTAATGTAGTCGCACAAGATGGTGATTACAATTTAACTCAATTGGGTGATGTTACTATTTCTAACCCAGCAACAGGTCAAGTTTTAAGATACAACGGAACAACTTGGGTAAACTCTACTGAAAGTTATGTGGGTACAGTTACAAGTGTGGCTGCTAGTGTTCCTACTGGATTAACAATATCAGGTTCGCCAATTTCTACCGCAGGAACTTTAGCCTTTGGTTTAGCTAGTGGTTATTCAATACCTACAACTGCAAGTCAAGGGACTTGGGACACGGCTTATAATAGAAGTTTAACTTCGGCTGCGGTAACAGGTACTACGACTAAAACATTGACATTAAACGAGCAAGGTGGCGGAACAATAACTGCTTCTTGGTCCGATTTAAATACAGATGCGGTTACTTCAGTATTCGGTAGAACTGGAGCAGTAGTGGCTCAATCAGGCGATTATACAACAACTCAAGTAACTGAAGGAACTAATTTATATTATACTCAATCAAGATTTAATACGGCTTTTGCTGCTAAATCAACAACTGATTTATCGGAAGGTACAAACCTTTATTATACGGATGCAAGAGCAAGAGGTGCGGTTAGCTTTACTGCTGGTTCAGGTGCTTACAATTCAACAACAGGGGTTTTTACAATTCCTACAAATACAAATCAATTAACTAATGGTGCGTCATTTATTACTTTATTAAGTTTAAGTGCAAATGCTCCATTGAGTTATTCTAATACTACTGGGGTATTTACTATCTCTCAAGCAACTTCAAGTGTTAATGGATATTTAACTAGCACGGATTGGAATACTTTTAATAATAAAGAAAATGCAATTAGTTCTGGTACTACTGCACAATATTGGAGAGGGGATAAATCTTGGCAGACATTAAACACTACTGCGGTAACCGAAGGAACTAATCTTTATTATACACAAGCTAGATTTGATTCTGCTTTTGGTGCTAAGTCAACAACGAATTTAGCTGAAGGAACGAATTTATATTATACCGATACAAGGGCGAGAGCAGCAATTACAGGAACAAGTCCTATAAGTGTTACTGCTGGTGTGGTTTCAATAAGTCAATCTAATACTTCAACTAACGGATACCTTTCTTTTGCTGATTGGAATACTTTTAATGGCAAACAAGCTGCGTTAAATGGTACTGGTTTTGTAAAAGCAAGTGGAACTACAATTTCCTATGACAATTCTACTTACTTAACAACAATATCAGGCATAACTGCTGGAGGGGAATTAAGCGGAACTTATGCTAATCCTTCTTTGGTAAATAGTGCGGTAATAGCTAAAGTTTTAACTGGTGTGAATATTACAGGAGGAACAATAGCTGCAACGGATTCTATTTTGACTGCTTTTGGTAAAGTTCAAAACCAAATCAACGGATTAATAGGTGGTTCAATATATAAAGGAACTTGGAACGCATCAACAAATACTCCTACTTTAGCTAGTGGGGTTGGAATTAGCGGTAATTATTACATAGTTTCGGTTGCTGGTTCTACAAACTTAGATGGCATCACGGATTGGAATGTGGGGGATTGGGCAATATTTCAAGGAACTACTTGGCAAAAGGTGGACAATACAGATGCGGTAGTTTCAGTTAACGGATTTACTGGAGCAGTTAGTTTAAGTACTTCAAACATTAACGAGGGAACAAATCTTTACTTTACTAATGCTAGAACAATAGCTTCTAGTTTAACTGGATATACAAGCGGAGCTGGAACTATTACATCTTCAGACACTATTTTAACTGCGATACAAAAATTAAACGGAAATATTGGTTCTTTAGTTACTGGTGTTTCTAGTGTGTTTGGAAGAACTGGTGCGGTAGTTTCTGCAACTGGAGATTATACAACTTCACAAGTAACAGAGGGAACAAATTTATATTACACAGATACAAGAGCAAGAGCATCTTTAAGTTTTACTGCTGGAAGTGGTGCATATAACTCTACGACTGGTGTTATAACAATACCAACTAACAATAACCAAATCACAAATGGTGCTGGTTATATTACTACTGCTGATTTAACTGGTTATATCCCTTATACTGGAGCAACAACTGCAATAGACTTAAATGCTAAGACAGTTGTTAATATTTCTAATTTAGGTATTAATACTACCACAGTTCCTACTATTTTATTACGAGCAGTTGGAGATAACAATTCTAATTCAAGAATTGCAATGC